ATGTGCTATTACCCTGAAGCGATCTCTTAGCATCTACTACTGAATCTTGTTGTTTCAGATAGATTTGACATGCTCTTTTAGCTTCTGCTAATAAGAGTGGGAAGGCTTTTTCTGGGAAATCTGGAATGAATGTATCTGACTTAGTAAACGTAGGTAATGTTGTACAAAGTACAGTTGTCTTAGAACCTATTAAAGTAGTACTCTCTGTATTATCATAAGAGTCTGCTACAATATTCTCATCATCGAATGAAGTCCAAAACCTAGGAAATCTATCGTTAAAGACAAGGAGAGGGGTTCCTGATGGGGAAGTTAATTCTTCTACTTCAACATTCCCTGAGCTACGTATCAGAAGTTTATCTATAAAATCTTGTGGTGTACAGTATTCTAAGTCTCTGAAGGATCTATTCAGATCTCCTAACTCAGTGACTTCATATTTAATCTTATCTATCTCAGTTACTGTATCTGGGATAATCATTGTTGTAGGTTGAGTAGTATCTCCTAAGTTTGTCAACTGACAAGTAGTTCTGATACTTGGAGGATCTAGTTCGATTATTAAATGGTTATAGGTATCTTCGATAATATCGACTACTTGAAGTGCCTCTTCAGTGTCAGAGATACTGTTGACATCATCACTATCCATACTACTCAGTATCTTTTGAGTCATGGTTAATACAGTTAACTTAGGCATAACATCCTCTACAATAAAAAAGGGGCCGAAGCCCCAATTATTAAACTCCTACTTGCTCAATGTACTCTACAACCAAACGACCAGTACCAGCTGTAAAGACAGCGATAGCATCATCGATGGAAATTTGTACATCAGCAGTACCAACAGTAGCACCGATCAAGGCACCATCATTTACGATCCATGCATTGACAGTCAAGGCTGCCTTAGCAATAGTATCGATACCATCAGCATCGACAGTAGAACCGTCAGTGCCTTGCACACCCAACTCCAAAGTAGCTGCTCCAGCGGAGAGCCACGCCGTACCTACACTGAGGTAAGATCGGACGATAATGGAGTTAGCAGGGATGAGCAATGTAGCTGCATCCGTGTCTGCATTTTCAGTAGGTAAACCTGCGTTTGCTTGTGCAAAGTCGAAGTACAACTCTCGTTGTTGGACTACACCGTATGTTGATACGCTATTATCCAGACCTTCGTTAGCTTCGCGTGGGCCAAAGTGCTGAGCTGCACCAATGCTTGCTTGTTCACGTGCCATGATTTATTCCTTATTCGAATTTAGAAGCGTGAGTGATAACAGAGATTAAGCTTTCAGCACGCTGCATAGCGAATCCCCAACGGGAAGTAGTGTGGAACTCATCACGACGTTCAGACACATTACGATCACCTTCTACACGAGGCATACGACGCATGGCACCCATGAAAGGTTTAGTAGAGTCATCATTCACAGACATGAAGATGTTGTTTACACCATCGTTGTCAGCTAGAGTAGCAGCACCAGGAGCAGTTGTCGAGGTGATAGACTCAGTAGTAATACGAGGGAGACGGTTAGAAACCCAGATATCGAAACCGAAGATGTTCCTAATGAACTTACGGTCTTTACTAAAGCCCTTAGTAACCATACCTTCGAACTGGGGGTTATTACTGACGTTAACCAGGTTGGTTAAGCTATTCAATGTAGCCTCTACGATAGGATCTACGATTGCCATACGACCTGAATCAGGTACGTTCGCCTTGTCAAAAGACAATTTGGCGTAGATAAAGTCTGCCAAAGTGATAGTGTTGTTGGTGCCATTTGCAATCCAACGATGATCGAAACCATTAATGGTATTAGGATCACCTAGAGTTACCATGCTATTAGTAGTACCAACAGCAGTAGCTAGCAAGTCAGTCTCGAAAGACTCTTTGATAGCACGTAAGCTTTGAGGAACGATTGCAGCTTCAACAGCAGCAGCTTTATAACCATCTTCTTTCAGTTCGTCAGAAACGAAACCAGCAACACCACGGTGAGTAGTAATTGACAAGAAGATTTTACCAGTATCGATAGCACTGGTGGGAGTTGGTTGACCTTCTTCCAGATCGAAGAGAGTCATCTCACCGATAGTAGGGATCTGCAACTGAGTACCGTCACCAAAATCAGTGACATCACGCATCAGAATATCAGGAAGGAATCCATCCTGTAAGACTTCAAGCATGGTTTGTGAGTGAACCAGCGCACGTACCGCCGGATCTGTATTTGCTCTTTGGTTACCAGCCATAATTTTATACCTTATGTTTTATTAAGTTTTATCGAACTCTGCCATACGTCTGTGAAAGTCAGCTACCCGATCCTTATCTGTACGCAAGTCCATTACATTTACCTTAGTAGGTTGTTCCAAAGTATTCTGGTTCTGAGCCATAAATGCATTATAGTTAATCGATGGCGTAGTTGGTTGTGCCACTGGTTTAACTTCTACATCACAAAGCTTCATTGCCAACTTTGGGTTCTTCCGTGCTAAATCTACCATGTCATCCCACGTCATATCATTCTCAGCACAAATAGCTTGCACATTCTTATCTACATCAACCATACCAAATTTATCAGTAAGGGCTTCAGATACGGTTGCGAAGTTATTATTCTTCAGAGTTTCTAGATTCTCTGCGTCTGCTTGAGATTTAATAGTCTGTGCGACTTTGGTAGCGATATCATCTACATCAACTGTAGCTGATTCCTTGGCCCGTAGTACATCTTCAACAGTGGAGGCTTGATCGAGCTTCCCTTGCATGTCCAGCATCTCTTGCTTACGCGAGGCTGCTTCGGCTTCCAAGGTTGCGATATGAGCTTGCGCATGTGTATCACGAGTTTGGAGAGCTGCTAAGTCAGTTGGTGACATGGCGGGTATTGCTACTTCAGGTACGGCTGGAACAATAGGGTCTCCATTGTTTGCGTTGCTGAAATTAGATCCTTGTGGCTGGGCCACTTCTGGTGTTGCAGCGGGATCTGCTGCTGGAGTAAAACTTACTTGAGTCATTTGGTCTAGACCTTATTTTAATAAGTTAATTATTTCCCTCATCGCTCTGCGGTAACCAATAGCGTCTGCTTGGTACTCACTCCACGAGGGGATTTCGTATTTTATTTCTTTTTCTGATTTGAGATAACTTCCATCTATTTTCTTCCCGTAGTGCTCTACGAGTTTCTTCCTGAGTTGCTTGGTCGCTTCACAGTTAAAATAGTCTTCGTATACTTGTCTCTCCTCATCAGATAATATGTTTAAGAATGATTGTGGTAGGTTATATGATTTCTGAACCTTCTTCATCTAATTCTGGATCTCCGATATCGACCTGATCTTCGGTCTGTACTTGAGTTTCAGCTGCATTAGACAGTCTGGCCAGTTCTGCTTGCTCACTCACCCGTGCGTAAGGTTGCATTAGATCTCTACGAGAGAACTCTAATAGTTCAGACCATAATTCTGCCATACGTACAGATGGGAAGTGTTGTTGCATCAACGGGTCGGTTGCGAACGCTTGATTCAACATCTGTAGGTTAGAAGCTAATTGATTCTGTCTAGCAAAATGTCTAGCACCGATTGGAACTAGTTTACCGTTTGCATACAGATCGGATTTAGTAATAGTTAAGAAGTCCTCTACACCACTCACATCGACGACCTTAATCATGTCTTCGGTATTGAGAGATCTATGAGATACTTCCACTTCTGCATTGATAATCTTTTCTAGGAACTCTTCTTCGAAGTAAGAGATCTTATTCTGGAAGATACGTGAGCTACCTCTATCAAGGATACTCGCTTCAGTTGCTGTCTGCTCACCAGGAGCTTTGAAGCCCATAGCTTGCTTAGGAGAACCAGCAAACTCTTCCATCTGTATCATCTTACGCTCAATCTGTGTATCAGCTGTAAGAACGGTTGTATCAGGTAAGAGATTAGTTACGCTACCTTCACCACTAGGGATTCGGAACTCACCGCCAGGTACACCTACCTCAACTCCTTCATTCTCTACATCACCTACCAGCACCCTTGTAGGAGCTAGCATTTGATCGAATGCATCTGCTCTAGCATTCTCTAAGTGATTGATCATATATTGAGTACCAACTAGGTTGGCTAAAGGACTCATTGCCCATAGGTTATCCTGACGTAATCTCCAACCGCAGTGGAAGATATTAGGACGACCAGTTGTAGTTCTTAGAGGCTCAGCTCTTAATACTTGTGAACGATCAACAATAGTTATAACATAATTCTTTAAGAACTTCTGGTTCTGGATATCATAAATATCTCCATAGAACTCTAAGATCTCTACAAAACCTGACTGCATATACTGAGAGACTGTACCGAAACCATCAAAGGTCATCTGGACTGACTTATCAAAGTCTTCTGTATTTACTTGTCTCAGTGTATTACGAGTACGTATAATACCGTCGAAGATATCTTTGGAGTAACCTAATTCAGGTCGATCCTCTATGTCTCTACTTAGTTCACCTAGAGTCTTTAGAGTCCGAATGATCTTAGGGGCATGTTCAAAATCAGTTGCAGCAGCATTAAAAACAATATCAAAGGGGCTGATACGACTGACGCGAGGGCCAACGTAACCAGTAGTTTTATTGTCTGGGTCTTCAAGTGAATCAGATGTTTCGTTTTCGAAATCCACCATTGCGAAACAGTTACCATATATCACCCAATCGTTTATTAGACGTTGAACCTCTGTACGGAAACCATTGAGACGGTGTTTAGTACGGAGATAGGACTCTATAGTTCTTCGTTTTGAAAGGACTGTTGACTCTTCATCTTCACCTATAAACTTGAACCACTCATCATGGGGCATAAGGGAGGACATATAATTAGCTGTAAGGTTATCGAAAATCTGAGTAATCTTAGGAACATGTGTTGAATGACCCCAACCATCATCTTCTTCCTCGAAACCACCTACATTAGCATTATTAGTTTCTCTAGTAGAAGTTGCATATACATACTGCTGTGTCTCTTTCCATCGTTCTTTTGCATCAACACGAGCACCATTCCAAGAAGACCATTGATTAGCAATCTCTTTGGCTTGGGGATCAATGTTATTTAAAATATGTTCAAAGTCTAAGCTATTAGCTCCACTCATTATCGAGTTCTCCCGCCGAAGCGACTATTAAATTTTATGACCTTCTTAGAGGACGATTCGTATCTAGGTCTAGAAGGGGCTGTAGCATTAGCTATAGCAGCTGTTAATACATCCTTGAGATCATCATGAGGGGGTCGTTCTAATACTATCTCTTCGATAGCTACAGGAGTCAGACCGCCTTTAAAGAAGTAGAGACTATTATTCTTAACTCTAGGTATAAGTATAGCATTATGTTTCTCTTCTTTCTTACCTTCATTACCTGTAGCGGCTTTACCTTCCACTATTAAAGAAGCTCCGTTCTGTCTGAGCAATCGTTTGAGTTCGTTGGCGACAAGTGTACCACCTGCGTTTGTTTCGATATGTAGTTTCCGAAAACCCCACTCATTATAAAGACCAACAACATGACTGTAATAGGTATCATAGTCTTGAGTCTTAAAGCGATCCAATCCCAATACGTAGGTGTTGTTCTCATAGTCAGTACCTATGACTGCTATTGCAGTATAATCTGAACCCTTATTAACTGTCCAAGCTACATCCATTGCAGCTGTAATAGTCAGTTTACGTCCGTTGATTGCGTAGTATCCATCTATAAAATGTAAATTCTCTCTTTTATAATATTGAAATGAATCTCTACCAACCTTCTCACTAGAAGGATCATTTGGATCATTGTAGTACTGGGCATAGAACTGAGCATCTTCACCTAATGAACTATACTGAGCTTGTATGATAGCTAGTACTTCAGCATTAAACCCATAAGATTTATTATCATAAGAACTTACAATACGAGGCCATAAGTAATCACCAGTCATATCTCTAGCATTCTCAGCTATATATTCTTTGATATCCCATAAAGGTCTCTCTCCATCAAAGTCTCCCTTACCTTCTCCATAGAAGTCTTTGTTCCATAACTTAACATTAGCATTCTTGAACTGATCATAGATGTCTACTGGATGATATCGAGTACCTACACACTTAGTATAAGCTCCAGGGTTCTTGATAGAAGCAAACTGGGAGACAGCTGCCTTTACATCATTACGTCCTATCTCGCTATAAGCATTCCTAGGAACAACTACATCATCAAATACTAGGTGGGAGCAGTGTAATCCAGTAGCATTAGACTTAACAGTCTTAACTAAGATAGTGGTATCTCGAATACCCATCTCAGCTCTTAAAGGATGCTGTACATTGAAACCCCAAGCTGTCCACTTATCTCTCTTACCTTCTTCCTTGTGAAGCATCTCAGGCCAGAGTGACCGATACTTATCACAAGTAATCATATCTTTTATTGCATAAATTTGAACTTTGGCCAGATCTTCACCAGCAGAGAGGTAAACAATGCTACTAGTTGGATCTCTAGTAATCTGCCAGACACACCATACGGCAATGCAGTGGGATTTAAGGTGGGCTCTTGGCATGAGTAAAAGCTGATGGTCACTGCATTCGGGAGTTGATAACCATCTGAATACTTCTTCATGTACTTCTCCATATGCATAATGTGGGTTGATATATTTAGCAAATTCCCAGAGATCTGTCTCTAGTATGTCTCTTACTCGTTCTCTAGCGCTCTTTGCATCAGGCCTTGCCATTTAGCATTCTCCACCCGTAATTCTGTAACTAACTCTAGTGTAGTTTTGAGATCTTGTTTCATCTCAGCTAGGTCATCCTTCTCTACACAGTTATTAAGCTTATCTTCTAATTTATTTTGTCTCACATGTAACCAGCCAAAGAGGACACAGACTAAACCTAATGTCATTTCTATCGCTAGTAGTTCTAGTCCAGTTACCATAAGTCATCCTATTTCTTCTCCCACTTTTTCAGGAAGTCGGTTACATTGGAATCGCCTGCTATAACTGATGACTTAGCTTTAGTATCCAGTGCGATCTTAGTTTTAGATTCAGCTAAGAGTGCCCTAGCTGCTGTTATATTCTTTTCTTTGACTTGTTCTTGTAGAACTTGCTTAGCAGCTGAAGCATCTCTCGCTTTCATATCAACTCTCCATTGTAACAATCCTTCGAACTGACACTCAGGACGGCCCTCTAGGAACCATTTAAGCACAGTTAGTTTACGCCAATGGGATAGGCTACCTACAAGTTTTAATGCAGCTTCATGCTCATCTATGGAGGACATATAGATCTGATAAGCTGAGGGATATCCTTTGTGATCATAATCACGTAGGGAATAAACTGGATCATACTTCTGTCTTACTGGAGGTTGTATGGTCTCATGAAAGAGAGACTCTGTTCTCTGTACACCTCTTTTATCTTTTAAGTCCATACTTACCTCTAAAATGAGAAGAAACCTGATGCAGTTAATCTACCTGGAGAGTTAATCTCTATAGGATGGGATACTATTTCAATCTCTTCAACTGATGTGAATATTGTTATTGCTATTCCTTGACGTACTGATGTATCTAAACTTGCTAGTATTTTAGTGTCTACGGTACAACTTACTATTAGACCGCTACCCAACTCTATTGTCGTATCGAACTGAGTTAGAGTTAGAGAGTCTACAGTAGCATTTACTATTAGACTGGGTGCAGTTGGTACATAAAATGCTGTAGACCTGATACTCATAGCTTAATCACTTCCCAGTCAAAGCTTCTACCTGTACCTGTTGTTTGCTTAAGGGTAAATACACATTCATTTATAGAGGCTACAGGTATACTAGCTTTAATAGGTTGACCTTGTACATGAGCATAAGTAGCAATAAGGAATTCTCTAGTAGTGCCTCCAGATGTTACCTTAGTCTTAGCTCTTAGTTCTAACTCGTCTCCAAGAACCATTGCATTAGTATCTACATATAATACAAATGTACCGTCTGTTGCTATTGTTGCTAGAGTATGCTCTGTAGTGATAACGGCTACTTGAGTACCGCTTGCTTCTGATGTTGCCATTATACTGCTCCATATATTGCGAAATCTAAAACTCTGTCTACAGAATTATTAGTATCAGATTGCATTCTAATTGCTATTCTTGTTCCTGAAGGTATTTGCATAGGTATCCTAACAAAAGACATACCTATAGTATCGTTGACAGTAAAGGAATAGAGAAACACATCAGGAACTATTATTTCCTCACTAGCTGCTGCCCCAATACCTATATCTACAAGAAAAGGAGCAGCAGTTGGTGCATTATTGCTTCCTAATCCTATCATCATGATAATCTCTTTTAGATCTTCATTAGTAGATGATGTTATCTGAGACCAAGCTCCTTTTGTATTAATAGTAGCTCCTGCATCTACGGCAGTACCTCCTGAATCTGATAGATTAGTTCCATAATCTACTATCTTAGCTATTCCTTGTGTTCCACCAATACCTCCGCTATAACCTATACCTGAGATATTCATAATAGTACTACCAACAGCTGCTTGGCATCTACAAGAAATTCTTGTTCCTGATGGGATATAGATTGGAAAATCGAGTTGAACTCCTACTCTATTAGTACCACCAACTGAAGATAACATTATATTAGAAATAATTACTTCTTCGTTACCTGTACTGCCTATCGAGATATCAAACATTTGATCATCAACATCTGCATTACGAACGAAGAGATGTACCATATTATAATCGATACCTGTAGAAGCTATCAATTCTACATAGGAACCTTTTGTATTAGCAGTTCCACTGGCAGTTACATTTAGACCAAAACTATTAGAGTTATCTGCTCCAAAGTTCTCTGCTCTTGTTTCTGCACCACCTGATATAGGCCAATCAGCCATCTTAAAATCCCCTATTAACTGCTAGCACATCGTATTTATCATCTGTTAAGTGATAACGAAGTAATATATAATCTAACTGACCACCTGAAATAGAGAGAGTAGGCTCTACTACATCTGAACTGAACCTTACATTACTAGGCCAAGCAATTGTACGGCCTCCTGTAGGATCTTGTTTGATACGAAGTAGCAGTGGCCTTGCATCCTGAACAACTGTTGTAGCTGTGATCTGTATTGCTATGGACTCTGTAAGTAAGATATCTGCTACCGTTACAGAGTTAGGATCAATAGTTACTACACTGCCAACAATAGTCTGTGAGGCAATTACATCAGGGATAGCTAGAGTATTAATCTCACCTAATCGAACTGGATGAGTAGGATCTGTAGCAGCTGGGAGGTTGATAATATTTTTACTACCCATATCGAAATCAATTGACATAGCGTTGTCAGTTGTGATCAATCGATTAAGCAGCTTATTCATAGCTGTTTGTATATCTACAAAGTTCTGGTTTATAGCGACTTCCATTTGGAAGCCTTGTGTCACATTCGTTGGCGTGTAATCAGCTGCCATTATCTGAATCCTTTAAATTTAAATGGGGAGGGGATGATAAGAGCAAATAGAATTACTCCCGTACCCATGACACCTAAAGCCCATTCGGGTATCTCATCATTATTAATCTCTATCTTCTTAGCATTCTCAACAATAGTCTCTGTTGTCTCTGTAGAAGCGACTAGGCCATTGCTTGTCTTAGCTCCTGTGCATCCTACGAGGAGTAGGGATAGCAAGAGAATCTTAATCATTTCTTCTTCTTAGCTACATTAATCTTCTTTCTCTGAGAAGCCCTAGCTTTATTCTTTGCTCTTTTCTTAGCTGTATGTGTTGGCATATCATGTAACCTTATATGTTGTAACTACGTTATTGTCACCATCGATGACATGTAACCAAGTATCTTCTGCGAAGTTGACATCACCTTCTCTTACTACGGCAGAGATGCTAGTGTCTGACCAGCTGGTATATGTACATACTGCTGCTCTAGTGGAGGAGGTGTAAGTTGCATTGTTACTTAGTTCTACCCTAGCTGCTGCATTAGTACCCCAAGAGATGTAGACATCATCATAAGGGATAGATACTTCATCCCCTCCCTGAGCTGCTGTACGGTGCCTAATCCAGCCAGGTACTTGTATTTGACGCCATTCATAAGGGGCATTACCAAACTTGAATATAACGTCTGTAGGGACGGGTGTAGGGCCATCGAAGTTTAGACCTACTTCAGTATCTTCCATCATCCCACTTACAGGATTCAAACCTTGGAAGTAGTAGTCACCTACATCAACATTAGGAACAGCACCTGCTCTTAACCAAGTAGACATCCTATTCCACTGTCCAAACTCAAACCAAGAGTTATCATCATCATTGATCTTATCATCAATATTCTTTAAGTCATTACCTGATACAAACCAGTTACCAGTACCCCCCACATGCTGAGGACAGACCATATCATTGAGGGTAGATCCTTGGGTAGGAGTACCAGCACCTAGTAGCCAGAAGGTCTTCCAAGAGGAGTCAGAGGAGTATACATTAGGCCCAGTAGTGTTACCAGGGAACCTCTTACCTGTAGGTACCTTAACTGCAAAGGAGACAAAGACTTCTGTAGTTGGTATGCTGTCTAAATCAAACTGACAACCAGCAAACTTATATGTACCATCCTTAAGCTGGCTACCTTGAAATGCTCTTGTACCTGATCTGCTATCTGATATAGCCTTTGGGATATTACTATCAAAAGCTGTAAAGTTAGTATTACTAGTGGTGAGTTCATCACCTACATTAGTTACATTAGAGAAGTCCTCAAAGAACTGATTAGCTGTACCAGTACCAAATCCACTACCTGTAATAGTAATAGCACTGCCATCACTGATAGTACCTGTAACACCATTTCCACTAGCTGAAACTATAGTAACTGTAGCATCTGGATCTGATAAGGTAAACATCTTAGAGGTAACATCTATAATTCTATTACCAGCTGTCATAATACTGAGTAGCTGAGGAGAGATAATCTTATTGAATACAGTAGCCATGATATCTTTAGCATCATTACTTGTATCTAGATCGAAGTGTCTCTCAAACTCTGTGTTATTATTAGAGTTTCTTAATCCACTGATATTATCAAAGAAGTCAGTTTCCTTATCTTCCTTAGTAGCTCCCTGAGCACCTCTCTCTACTAGGTACTCTTCTTGAACTGTATCATCATTAGCATCAGATGATCCTAGTCTTGTTAAGTAATCTGATAGCCTAGTCATCTCTATACCTTATTTATTTTTAATACCTTTCCTACTTGACTTTCTTCCACCAGCTGCTTTGCCAGTTCTATTTCCAGACTTTCCACCTGCGGAACGGTTAGACGATCTAGACTGTTTCTTAAGATTACTCGACTTAGGTGAGCCTCCATTCTTAGCTGATCTCTTGTGTCCAGCATCACTTCCATCTCCAGTCTTTCTGATTCCTGACTTCTTAGCGTTTCTCTGTGCTTGTGCTCTTTTTCTTTCACCTTGCCTACCTTCTCTCTTCAGCTGAGTCTTTCTCTCTTGCTTGAAGTTTCTTTTTGCTTTAGCCATTATATTTCTCTAATTCTAAATATGAGAGTTTTATTATCTGGAAAGGTATCTCCATATAACATTTCATATTCTTTATCATGTTCATCCTTAACAATTATCTTTCTCTTACCCATAGCATCATCTCCATCTACTACTAGATTCAAACTTCTTGCTAAGCCTTCAACTGTTAAGTTATTCATAGTAATTCCTAGGATTCGTGTGGACTTCGAGTGGCTACTTCCACCTCTTCCACTCCACCTCCCACACAACTTACTAGGAAGCTTATTAATTAATTTACAATATTAGACACCAAGAAAAGAAGAAAGTTCAATTAATTATTAAAAATAATGAAAATAAATTATCTTTTGTCTTTTTCTTCTCTTTTCCCTTGAACTTCTCAGCTTAAAAGCAGTAGTACGAGAGATGAACGAACGAAGTGAGATTAGCTCGAGTTCCCCTCCCTGTCTAGCTTTGACTTGATACACTAAAAATACCCCGAGATTTTATGGAGGAGTTGAATGCACTCTGTAGAAGACTTGAACCCCCTGGGGTACCCC